TATCATTCTATTTAAATTAGCCATAAATTAAACTCCCTTTTTAATTTTATACTTATATTATACCATGCTTTTACGTAAATGTACACTAAAATAAACATAACATGTTAATTAGTTTCTACGCATGGTAGCATAGTCAACAACGTTTGTATCTTTATTGACAGGTACCATATTAGATTTGTGCATAGTAGCAATACCAGTAATATAATCACCGGTGTACTGATTAGCAGTTTTTTTAGTTGCTACACGACCAACATAATTAGATGTAGGTTGAGATTTATTATTAGTATATACCGGTACTTTGTTGCCAGAACTTTTTGTTTTGTTCTTAAGTTGATCTGGATGAACACCTCTTGACTTTAGCCATTTATCGTGCTCAGCTTGAGCTTTAAGCCAACCTGGTTTACGAAAAGCTTTTTTCTTTTTAGTATTATTATTGTTGTAATAAATTGGTAATAGATGCATTGTCATGTTGTATGGCTCCAAATAATTTAGTTAAGTCAATATATCCATAGTTGATGGCAAATAATAAAGCAACGATTATCATAATAATAATTGCATTACGAAAGAACCAGCCAACTATGGAAAAAAATACACCTACAAGCAATGCTCCAGCTACAGCGAAGAAGAGGAGTTGAAAAAATAGTGGTAGCATTGCCTGTATTTCAGAAGGACTAGGCATATATGTCTAGTTCCTTTTGCGCTTCCTCAGGTGTGGCGAAATACTCGCTGTACCTATTGTAGGGTTGGATAAATCCTTCGGAATTATCTATCTTACCTACATACCAGCCAGCAGCTGAGGCCATAACGATAGCTTCTGATACGCCATCGTTATCGAATTGGATGTCTTTGATTTGTTTGGTAAATTGCATTTTAGTTTCTCCGCTTTTTTCATTTTATAATTATATTATACCATAGTTTTATCTAAAAGTAAAGGAAAATAAACATAACATGTTAACTAGTTTTATTTTCATACATTTCAAGTTTTTCATTTAGCTCTTTAATTCTTTTATATAGAGCATATTTTTCTTTGGTTTCTTCAGCTAATTGCAATTTTAATAATTCTATTTCATTATAAGTTTTCATCATCAATATCCATTTCAAAAACAAATTCAGTGTTATCGTCATCGTCTAAAGTTAGAGTTACTTCATTTTCTTTTACGAACTTCTCATCAACTTTCTTTTGAAAGCTGATGATATTTGATTTAGGATTTTCCATTACGCCATCTCGGAAGCTGTATAATGTTGTGGTAACTTATAAGTCTTTAAAGAAGCTAAGTCTGATAAAGTATAAGTACGTATGTTTGTGGTATATGGAAAAAGTGATAAAGCATTATCGATTGATTCGTCTTCGGTCTTACCGAAACCTGCAAGATCAATTCCGTTATCGAAAGTCATTTCAGTAATAAATTCGATTTTGTCATTAGTATTTTTCATATTAAATTTCTCCGCTTTTTTGATTTTAATATATATATTATACCATAAAAAAACGGCTTTGTAAAGGAAAAAATGCACTTTTTTTAAAGTTTGTTGTTAACATGTTAAACATTGGCTGCTGGGGTAGGAGTCGAACCTACAAGCTTGAAGCACACGAGAAACAATCGTGCGTGTTTACCAATTTCACCACCCAGCAATAAACCTATATGGTTTCTAAAGCCGGGATCATTCTTGTGATTCCGATACCTCCACCAACTCTTGGAAAGAAATCAAACTTTAAGAATTCTTCTAACTCTGCTTCTACTCTTTCTTTACCGAATAAATCAAATAAAAGATTAGCATATGCACCATCTGTAATAGTGTGAAAAGTGTCACGCATCATATCTACATCGCATGAACGTTCAGCTGAACCTATTGTTTCCATACCACCTAATATAACATCAATCTTTTTAGATCTTATACCATCTTCGTATCTACTCATATTCCAAAATGGACTTGTAAATTCCGGAAAGTCTGTAATCATTGCTGTTCCAAATTGATCAAACATTTTTGTTTCGTGTTCTGCTTCTAATTCTTGTTCTGGTTTTAAACCAAAGAATTGCTGCCATCTTCCGTAAGTTCTTTCTTCTGGTTTTTTAAATCCTAAGTATTCAAGAAGTTCGTATTCCATTCTTGCAAGGCTATATATGTTACCTGGCATTTCAAATTCAAACATTGGAAAGATTATGTCGTGTCTTCCAGGTATTGCATTTGGTTCTTGTCTATAAGATGTTGATACACAAAAGAAACCTTTTGATTCAGGTTTACTAAGCAATTCGTGTTCTAACCACATTTGTCCTGTTTGTGGTAGTGGCCAAACTTGTCCTGCATAGTTATATGTAGCAACATTAAATGGATCTTCGCATGCTGCAAGAATAGATAATCTATTTTGGGTGTGTACTTCTAAAAAGCCTTTGTCCAAAAAAAATGACCTTAAAAGGCCAACTGTATCTGTAAATTTTTGTGGGGGTATTAGTTGAGTCATAGTATTTCCTTTTTTTCATAAATCATATTATATATACAAGTTTTACAATAAATTTGATAAATGTTTTGAATGTATTTTACAACCTATGAAATTATTATAATATTTGTCGCTAAGCAACACATTATTGTCAAATTGAAGTTTTGCTTCGTGATATGACATTTCACCTTTTGTTTTACAGAGTATTAGTATTTCTCTTCTGAACTTTCCGGTTCCATGTTCTTCCACAAGTTTACATACTTCATTGGACGATCCATAATACTGTTTCCAGTCTGACTCTGTACGCGTTCGTACTCGTCTCTTACGTTTTTTAGTGATGGGTAATGTTTTAGGTTTCCAGAAATTCTTCTTTCCAATATACTTCTTGTTGGTGTCCAGTTCAGTAATCTCATATACAAATCCTTGGAAGTCTTCTGGTGTTGTGTCGTAAAGCTTGTTATTATAATACCACATAATATTATTTATTAAGGTTTATCAACCTCTTCTGGTTCAGCTCTTCTTCCACATAACGAACAATATTTTGGTTTTTCTTCTGAAGCAACATAAGATATGTTATCGCATTCTTCACACTCTATTTCGTAATCCTTCAACGATCTCTCTCTTTCTTTTATCAGATGCTTTGAACCACTCAGCTATTTCCTGAGTAGTTCTTCCACATCCAATACATACTTGATTTTCGACTTTGCAGACTTTCACACATGGCGAAATTATCTTAGAAATCGATTTCACATTCACCGCCTGCACATGCAGCAGCTGCGAGGGTATCAACATCTGTATACTTCTTTTCTGTTATATCTTCTTTCCAATCAATTTGTTTTAAATTTGATTGAATTTTTTTCCACTTATGTAATAGATAAGCATCTTTTAAACAACCTTCTGAAGCTTTTGTATCGCCATCACAATAGTTATTTGCAAAGTTTTCAAATCTACGTACCCAATCTTTTCTAGCAGAATTTTCTGAAGACTCTACTGATAGATCTAAACCAAAACCTTGAGCAGTTGAACATGCATCCCATAGATTTGGATATACTTTAAGAGCATCAACTACTAAACCAGAAGCAAAGATTGAAGCATCGCCATATTTCTTAACCATAGTTTTGGAATCAATAACACCAGTATTCGGTGCTTGGTTATAATCTTTATCACCAGTCATTGCTAAAAATGAAATACCAGCAAAGGCATCACGATTTTCATATACGTATTTTTCTACGTCATCCCAATCATCTACAATAATAGTATTTGATACGTTATGTCTTATACCTTTATCTGCACAAAGATCTTCATTAGTCCCAGTTTCAACCCAATGCTTTTGAGCTTTCTTAACAAGTTCTAAATGCTTAATACCTAATAGATCGTCTTTATACATTGAACCTTTCTTAGGCAGTATTGGAAATGAAACAACAACATCTGTGCCAGTAGATGACCAAACAGATTCTTCTACCATATACGGATTTTGTTTCATAATAGCTTGTGTTATTTCAGATTCTTTATTCATTTGAACATTACGTATATACATATCAGAATGTTCTGCATGAATACCTGAGGCAGTTTGTAATAACACTGAAGCGTTACCACTTGGTTTTACACATGTTGTTCTTGCAGCAGGATTAATTTTAATAATGCTTGCAACTTCTTTATTAACTTCTTTAACAATCTCTGCACCTTTTTCAAGTATCTTTTCATTGAAAAGAATATCAGGATTATTCATCCATCCAGTGATTGATACACCAAGTAAAGCTTCTCTATCGAAAATCTTTTTTGATGTGTCTGATAAGAATTTAAAGTCTGTGTACCCAGCTTGTAGGGTACCGAGGATAGACGCTGCTCGACATGCCTTATAAAAGTCCTCCTCGGTATTGCATTTCCCTCCATTGATTTCAGTTAGGTTACAACCTTGCCAACCTGACTTTTTATTAATCTGCGGATACATACCAATTTCCACGCATGGATTTGTAGTATGTTCTGTAGATTCAACGAAGACGAATCCTGGTTCTCCAAATTGTTTGACTGATTCCATAATCTTGCCAAACTCTTCGGGAGTAGTCTTATCTCTTACAATAACTGCAGAGTTATTAGACCTGCCTCTTTGTGGATTTTCCATGAACCAATTACCAGTTTTAGCATTCATCATTTCTTCATCGTTTGGTGAAAAAAGACAAATAGTGGCAGATCTTCTTACGCCACCAGATAACACTGCATCTGCTGCATGCATTGTGATATCATATGCATTTATAGGTTTAATTTCACTTGGTTCTTTGGAATCTATTACAATACCTTGAAGTAAGTGTTCTATTTTATCTAATGATTTACGTAAGCCTTCTGGTCCAGGTGCTTTAAATCCACCAGATATTTTTGCGCCTTTAGGTCTTATTTGGGATAAATCAAAGAATACTCTTCTTCCTTCATAGTCTGGGTATTTACCTCCACCTACAAAGAAAGATGACATTAATATGTCTAATGCTGAAGCCCAACCTTCTATTGAATCTTCAACAATGTAACCTTTCGCTTGTTTAGTTCTATTTTGAATTTTTGGTAATTTCTTAATATGATGTTTTTGTACAGAAAAACCTGCACCCGCACCACATAATAATATATAAAATACTTCACCAAAAAATTCTGGTCTATTTACATACGACGATGTACAATTATACATCCTCATTTGATGTTTCATTAATTGATCACCACCAAACTGTAAAGCACGTTGTGCACCAAGAACACGCTGTTCTTTATATGCAGTACGAGCTTCTTCTACAAATGGTTGTAATCTGTTATTATTGGTAATATAATTTTGTTCGTGCATGTCTATTACACGATCAACTGCTTCATCCCAAGTCTCATATCTACGTTCGCTTTCTTTATAGCGTGAGTAGCCTTCATAGAACTTAGTTTGAGACAGAAAATCCCTTGTGTCAACGAATTGTTGCATCTCTATTCCTCTTATCTTTTTTGATTGTTGTATCTATTATATATTAAAAAACTAGTTTTGTAAAGGAATTAATTGTGTTTTTTCGAAAAGAATTTTTCAATCATTTCAATTCTGTCATACGCTGCTGACATCTTATCTAGTTCTGCCATTACTGCTTCTGTAATGTCGCCATGTTCACCTATACCAGCTGGCATAGTTCTATATACTTCGATATTTGCTTTGTGAATTTCAAGTTCACCTTCGGCTTGTTTTCTAGCCGCTAATATTATTTGTTCGCCTACGTTCATGTTATTCTCCTATTTTGGCATTCACTTTTCTATGTCCGTTCCATGCAACAAACCCACCTATTCTTAATGCCCAATAGGCTAATTTATTTAATAGATGAAATCCATTTTGCTCAATGTTTATATCACGAAATATTAAATCTGCTTTCTTCTGAGTAATATTTCCTATAGTTTCCTTTTTATTTTTTTTCAATAATGTTTCATACTTGTATGCAAAGTCATGTACTAATCCACCCATTAACAATACACCTGTAGGTGATAACCATGTATGTAAGAATTTTGGAATAGATGCGCCATCAAAAGTAAATCCTGCTGGAATGACAAACCAAGTTCCTTCCATTCTAAACTGCCAGTCTTCTGCAAGTTTCCAATTACGTGTGCCCATTAGCCACATCCATATTGCTCCCCAAAAACCTTTACCTGCAGTAGGTATTGCTATAGGTTGTAGCTTTGGCATTTCTTTATATTCAAATCCAATAATAACATCATCACAATCAACACCGAACATATTAACTATAAAACCAATGATAATTAATACACCGACAATCGTAAATTGCCACCATGTGACTAGTTGATCTATTATAAACTCCATTATTTTTTCTCCTCTTTAGGTTTTGCTGCCTTTTCATAATATACTATAATTTCTTTTTGTTGATTTAAATATCTTCTCATCTCTGCAATATTAATTGCTAAGTTTTCATAATCTTTCATGCTTAACGCAACATAAGCTAATTCGCCATAAACTTGTTTAAAGTCCTTTACAAACTCTTCATAATTATCTTTTGTGACTACAAATACTCTTGTATCACTAAGGTTTAATGGCTTTGGTCTCGCTACTACTGGTATCGTTATTTGTTCTATCTTCGTTACCGTTTTTATTTCCGGTTCCATCCTCAGGCCGCTGCAACCAGCTAGGCTTATCAGACTTATTAGTATTACCAGTTTCTTCCATGATACCTTGCCACAATGTATAACTTGCGCCATTCATCTTTCCTTCTAAAACTTTTGAATCTTTTAAAGCTTCTACTACTAAATCTAATTTACTTAACTTAGATCTTAATTCATCTCTATATGCTTCAGCTTTTTGCAAATCAACTTGTAGTGCTTTGTTTAAAGTAGCCATCTTAGCAATATTAACTTTTAAATTATTAATACTTTTTTCAGATGTTTCAATTGCTACTTTTAACTTAGTGTTATTCTTTGTAAGAATAGCTATTCTGTTCTGTGTAGTGTCATAATAATATTTAGCGCCATAACCTACTATACCAATTATGCCGACAATAAATATTAAAAGATATAGCCTAGCCATGATCTTCTATATATTTTCTAAATCTTTTTAGTAGTACTGGGAACTGATCTTTTTTTCTACGCTTATCATGCATAGTTGTAGTTTTTAGTTTAGGACCCATTGACGTAGTAGCAGGATTCGGAATAGATGACGTATTTGTTGAAGGCACATCTTCACCAACTTTAAGAGTTTTAGGATAATTTTTATCGCCAGGTTTTAACTTACGTTTTCCTGCTGCTCTTCTTTTTCTTATATTATCCCACAATGATTCTTCTATTTTTTCCTCAAACATATCTGTACTCGGGCTCCTTCCAGCTTGTTTAACTACTTTTAAATCATCACCAATTAATGGCGAATATTTTTCTGCAGCTT